TCAACTGACATATTCATTCACCTCGTCAAGAATTTGCTGATAAGACGCTAAGCTATGTTGTTGTACTTTAGGGTTAAATTCCCACTCTTCGTCTTTTAAAAAACGTTCTTCACAGTCAACTATGTTTGGCCGTTGCCCTAGATTTATCCCTTCGAGAACGAATCTTCCTACCGCTTCTTCACGATCTGATTTACTGGCGATATTGAGTAACCTAACTTTATCGTTACCTGAAATTATCCCCATTCAGCCGAACACTGCAAAAAGACTGCATCCGGCATCTGCACCCCTATGCCATGCGAACTGACAAAGGGTTTATGTTGGCGGAAGAAATGCTCAGCTGGCTACATAACAATAATGTTATTTTCCCTTCTGTTGATGTGATCGAGCGGACGATTGCCGAAATCGTCACGCTGTCTGACAGAGCCGTATTTTCGGCACTTACCGCGCAACTGGAAAATCATCATAAATCAGCACTCGACAGCCTGCTCATATCAGAGAGTGACCAACCTTCCCGTCTGGCGTGGTTACTTCAGCCATCGGGTAAAATCAACGGTAAAAATGTGCTGCAACATATCGACCGGCTTAATTCCATTACTGCGCTGGGATTGCCTGATGGTATTGCGCTTTCCGTTCACCAGAACAGGTTGCTTAAGCTAGCGCGTGAGGGACGAAAAATGAGCAGCAGAGATCTGGCAAAATTCACCGATGTCAGACGTTACGCTACGATGATTTGTATAATAACAGAGGCCCGGGCCACCCTAACAGACGAAGTGATTGATCTACACGAGCGTATTCTGGGCAGTCTGTTCAGCAGGGCAAAACGAACGCAGTCCGAACGACTCCAGCAAACGGGAAAGCTTATTCAGAGCAAGCTAAAGCAGTACGTTACCGTCGGTCAGGCGTTACTTAACGCCAGAGAATCCGGCGAAGATCCCTGGACCGCAATAGAAGACGTCCTTCCATGGCAGGAATTCATCAACAGTGTGGAGGAAACGCGGGTTCTGTCCCGTAAGGGCAATTTCGACCCACTTCACCTGATCACCGAAAAATACAGCACGCTGCGTAAATACGCCCCGCGTATGCTGTCAGCATTGCAGTTCACGGCGGCGCCTGCAGCTCAGATGCTCAGCGATGCACTGGACACCATAACTGAAATGTACCGTAAGCAACTTCGTCAAGTTCCGCCGGCAGCGCCAACAGGATTTATCCCTGAAAGCTGGCGAAAACTGGTGCTCACACCATCCGGGATCGACCGCAAATACTACGAGTTTTGCGTACTGAATGAACTCAAAGGGGCGTTACGTTCCGGTGATATCTGGGTAAAAGGATCACGTCGCTACAGAAATTTTGATGATTATCTCATCACGGCTGCTGAGTTTGAGAAATTCCGCCATAATGATCAGTTACAGTTGGCCGTTCAGACCGATTGCCGGGCATACCTTCAGGCTCGTATGACCCTTCTTGCATCGCGTCTGGAAGAAGTTAACGCGATGGCGCTTGCTGGTGATTTGCCCGATGTTGATATCTCAGATAAAGGCGTAAAAATAACCCCGTTGGAGAACAGCGTTCCTTCGGGTGTCTCGCCCTTTGCCGATTTGGTTTATGGCATGCTTCCCCATCCGAAAATTACGGAGATACTGGAAGAAGTGGATAACTGGACTGGGTTTACGCGTCACTTCACGCACCTCAAAAATAATAACGTCAGACCAAAAGACGGAAGACCGTTGCTGACCACCATTTTGGCTGACGGCATCAATCTGGGGCTGACAAAAATGGCGGAGTCCTGCCCGGGGGCAACAAAATCGACACTCGAAGGTATTCAGGCATGGTACATCAGAGATGAAACTTATTCAGCAGCACTTGTTGAGTTGGTCAATGCCCAGAAAGCGCGCCCGCTAGCCGCATTCTGGGGTGATGGTACAACATCGTCGTCAGACGGACAGAACTTTCGGGTAGGCAGTCACGGACGTTATGCCGGTCAGGTCAATCTTAAATATGGTCAAGAACCGGGCGTGCAGATTTATACGCATATCTCAGATCAATACAGTCCGTACTACGCCAAAGTGATCACTCGGGTGCGCGACTCAACTCACGTGCTTGATGGCCTTCTGTACCATGAAAGCGACTTGGAAATTACCGAGCATTACACCGATACAGCAGGCTTTACAGAACATGTTTTTGCCCTGATGCATCTGCTGGGATTCACTTTTGCGCCAAGGATCCGGGATCTTCATGACAAGCGGTTGTTTATTCAAGGAAATAACTGGGATTATCCGGGGCTTCAGTCCGTTATATCAACAACCCGCCTGAATCTCAAAGACATTGAGGCGCACTGGGATGAAGTATTACGGCTAGCAACTTCGATAAAGCAGGGGACAGTCACCGCATCGCTGATGATGAAAAAGTTAGCCAGTTATCCAAAACAGAACGGACTTGCCAAAGCGCTGAGAGAGATAGGTCGAATAGAGCGGACACTGTTTATGCTGGACTGGTTTCGAGATCCGGGTCTGCGGCAACGGGTACAGGCTGGGCTGAATAAGGGTGAGGCCCGTAATGCCCTTGCGCGTGCGGTTTTTATGCATCGTCTGGGTGAAATCAGAGATCGGGGGCTGGAAAATCAGAGTTACCGTGCCAGCGGACTGACGTTACTGACAGCGGCGATCACGTTATGGAACACGGTATATATAGAAAGAGCCATTGAGTCACTGAAACGAAAAGGTGTCCCTATTAATGAACAACTAGTTGCTCATCTTTCTCCCCTGGGCTGGGAACATATTAATCTGAGTGGCGATTACGTTTGGCGCCATAATGTAAAGCTGGGGTCCGGAAAATATCGGCCATTACGTACAGTCAATACTGAATTGTACAAAAAACAGTCTTAGCGTGGGATATTTTCCGTTTTCCAAGCGGACCCCTGCTACAACAAGGCACTCGAACAAGGCTATGAAGGTATTTGGAATCGCAATGAAGTTGAAATAAAGCGCGTTTCTATTGATGTATTACTTAACTGTGCCGAGTTCTTCGGCTCAATCTGTCTCTACTCAGCTTCCATGAATGTTGAAACCCTATCCGACTTCGACCTTGTTCGTAGACAAAAGGCCAAGGCCATATCTTCGCTTCAAAAAAAAACCGAGTGGATTCGCAAGATGTGCGGCCGCGCAATCTATGACTTGGTTGAGGACTGGGGTTTGTCTGCCGAGGAGGCATTAATTTTAATGGTCGGTGCTGATGCCGATGGTAATTGTAAACACGGTGGCGCTGTTTCTGCTCCACCTATATTTGGTGAACTATTGAGGACTCGCTATGTTTAAATTAAAAGCTTTAATTTTTGGTGCCGCTGCTGCAAAGGGTATCAGCAAAGTTAATAAGCCATACGACTATGGCATTCTTTTACAGCCAGTCCCTATTATGACTTGGAAGAATGAAAACGGTGAAGGCAAGGCTTCTGGCTTTAAGACTCCAGATAACCAAGACGCTTTACAGTGCACATCTGATATGCTTCATTCTATTAATCAGATTGAGTTACCAGCTTATCTTGAGCTTGAAATGGTTCCCCATGAATATGATATAAAAACGCTGGTCTGTGTTGGTTTTAAAATGATTGCTCATGTTCCAACAAAATATGAGCAGTTCGAATCACTTTATACTCACAAGCCTATTAATAAACCTCTTAATAGCACTCTGTAGGTGAATTGTCATGGATGACTTAAAAGTTGATTTCTGGATGTGTTCCTGTTGCGGTAATGCTTTCGATGGCGACCAAGAGCAGCCAGTTAATATAATTGGCAATGAATTATTTGAATGCGCTTTGTGTGATGTTGTTAACGCAGAACGCGAACTAATGGAAACGAATTAAAATGGCACAGTGCACGTTTTTTAACGCTGATGGGTTTCTTGTCCAATCAACGCAATCTGTTAACGACTGCACTGGTCATATACTGGTTTCACCGACTGAATATAATTTAATGGTTCAGTCAGTGGAAATAACTCCAACTCAAATTAGTTCAGTTTTTGGAACTGTTTTTGGTTGGGTTATCTTTCTCGGTTATCTCTCATATAAAGTGAAGATAGCTTCAAAAATTGTTAGTAAAGCTTAGCCACATAACTTTAATTTTGGAGATTTAAAATGGATGATTTATTTGCAGCAGTAAGTTTGACAGCAGTAGCGGCTTTTGTAATTGCAACTGGTATTGTCATTATCGGCATTCGCATGTCTGAAAAGGGTATCGGTATCAGTACCCGCAACATTAAAAAAGCCTAAGGGTAGGAGGTGAACTGTGGCGGGATTAATTCTCGCCCTTTTCTTTGCAATTATCGCATTGATTGGGGCTATCTGTGGCTACATAGTTAGCCAAAATTTATTCGGGCATTAATATGAAAATAATTAAACAAGGGTCGCTCATATTATTATTTGCGGCCTTTTCTTTTTTTAGTAGCACGATAAGCGCAGCGTTAAATGAAACCCCTGTTGCTCCTTGGGTCGAACCTAAATCCGATTCCACTCAAACTTGGTCTTGCACTAAAAGCTCAGATAATACACAAGTTCGAACAACAGCCGAGGCTTGTGCTGCCATTCACAACGGTCTTGTTCCTGCTCCCACTGAAAGCAAAACTTACACAGATTGTAAGTATGTTCAAAGTGGCTCTTCTTATCGCTTCTCATGCCAAATGAATGGTCGTACATCTTCTGGTTGGACTAACCTTGGTCGTGTCGAATTTGGTAAGCGCGATAGCCCAGACAGCTCTCAAACTAAGACTTGTCCCCCAGACGGTTCTCCTAAGTATAAAATCGGCCCTGTTCAGGAATCACCACAAAATCCAACTCACCTAGTTTGTAAGATGCAGTTTACACCTTGTCCGCTCGGCTTTTACTCTCACGCAGTAAGTACCAGTTCTGGCGGCACCGAATCTTGTGTACCTATAAATTGTCCCGCCAAAGGCACTCAAATGTCAGGCACAATAAAAAACCTTGCTGGCGTCATACCTCTCGGCGGTTCAGGAACATATTGCGATGGCCTTTGCAATTTCAGCATTGAAAATGGCTCAAATCTAAACTTCGTTAGTGGTGTTTCACTTGGTTCACAATGCGGCCAATCTCCAACTGAAGGCCAAAAATTCACACCAACTGACAAAGAAAGCAAGTGCACTGAATATCAACTAACAGGTGCTGATGCCACCTTTCTCGACTGCCAAGAGGGAACCATAGACGAGCCAATACCAGACACCTCCAATCCTCTTCCTGATGTTGAAAATTCTAAGGTCGATGAAACTCCACCAATTGACCCGTTCACTGGCGTTGAGTGCACCACAGTTGATGACAAAATGAGTTGCATAGGTAAGAACATCACTGATGCGTTAACCAAGCAGACCAAGGACGATGCCAAACTAGCTGCACAGCGTCATAACAAGCTTGTCGAGCAACAAAAGGACATTACTGCTTACGTTGAAGAACAGCAGCGCAAACGTGAAGACTCTCGCAAGAATGACGCTGTCACAATGATTGAGGCTATTCAAGAAGTTAATCGCACTATACAGACCTCTGGCGGTTCTACTGGCGGCGGTACCACTGGTGGTACTGATTTAGGCGTTAAGAGTGCCATTGAGACATTGGGCGACGGTTTAAATAATACCGACGTTCCGACTGATTCAACGCCAAGTGAAGGTATTGCATCATTTTATGAGCCAGAGTATCCAAACGGCTTCCAAGATGTTTGGTCTAAGAATAAGTCTTTATTTGACAACTCTGAAATGAATCAATATTTAGATTCATGGAAATTAACCGCTGCTGGCAATGCCCCACCAATGAATATCTGCTTCGATATGGGCTTTGCAGATTATGGCTGTAAAGACTTCCAGATTGACCCGCGTGTATTCCCGTTTTTACGAATCATCATTTTAGTTCTAACGGCTTTCTTCTGTCGTTCACTAATATTTGGGGGCTAAAATGTTAGATTGGTTAGCTAATAAATGGAATGAGTTTGTCGATTATCTTTACCAGATATTCACTAGCGCAGTTGATTTCCTAAAAGACTTTCTTTGGTGGGTGCTAGATAACTTATTTGGCGCTGTCCTTTTTATTATAGACGGCCTAGGTTCGTTATTTGCTGGTTTAAATCCTTTGCAATATTTCAGTATTATTCCGCCCGAGGTTCAGTACTACATGGCTATATGTGGTTTTAACGAATCAATGGGGATGATTGTTACCGCCTTATCCATTCGTTTTATTCTGCAATTAATTCCATTTGTGAGGTTAGGTTCATGATAAACGCTATTGTTGGACGCCCAAGGGCTGGCAAATCCTATGAGTCTGTTATTTACCATATTATCCCAGCCGCAATGGAAGGGCGCTTGGTTGTAACAAATATCCCAGTTAACAAAGAGGCGGTAGCCAAGTTTTATACTCAAGCTGCCGCTGATTTAATTATTCATGTCAAAGCCAATTTTACAGACTATGGCATGATTCGTCCTTTTGCTACTCCTGAGGACTACACTAAATACGATTGGAAAAACGAAAAGGGACAAGGCCCCTTATTCGTTGTCGACGAGGCTCACCTTGCAATCGGTCGTGATGCCAAAAAAGAAGTTTTGGAATATCTTTCAATGCATGGCCATTATGGTCACGACATCATTATGGTGACTCAAGACCCTCAAAAGCTACATCGCGATTTAAAGTCCATGGTTGAGGTTTGTTGGCGTTGTATTAAAAAATCCGTATTCGGTGACGACAAGCATTATATTAAAAAAACCTATCATGGCGTCGGTGGTCGCAATGAAGATTTTGTACACGAAGAGGAACGTGAATATAAAACTCAGTTCTTTCAGTTTTACCAATCTCATACACAATCATCATCAGCAGTCGATGAAGCAAAGCCTAAGGACGTCCAAGCTGTAATGTTCCCTCGTAAGAAGCTTATTATTGGTATGCTAATTATTGCTGTCCCTATGGCCTTATTTTTTGGTGCAAAAATGATTGCACCCTCCGAGTCAACTAAGCCAAAGACTTCCAATGTTTCAACTCAACAAACTCAAGCACAAGTTCAGCAGGTTTCAACACCAACAGCCATGTCCGCCCCAGTTCGCACAGCTTCCGTCTCATCTAAGCCAGATATTCCAAAGCATCCTTTTTATAAGGTTACTTTGCATCTTGATGGCATAGCTTATTACACGCTTAAAGGTCGTGATTATAAGGAGTCTTATTTTGTTGCTACACAGAACGGTCAGCCCGTTTTTAATATCGCTAGCGCTGACTTGCGTATGGCTGGATATGATGTCGCTGTTTACGGCGAGTGCCTTGTTAGATTGACTTATAACGACATCTATGACGATTGGATTACATGCGACTCACCACAAATTGCTTTATCCGAACCAACTGCTAAACCATCCGAGCCTGAGAGCGGTGTCTAGGAAGGGACCCGCTTGCGGGAAGGCTCCTAGACTATAGCGAACAGCGAGAGGGGTTTTAAATGAACGAACTAATGATATTATTTACGTGCGTCTTAACAGTAACACTCGCCATCGAGGCTCGCAAAAGAGGCAGATTCTAACTAAACAAAGCTGCGCACAATGTACCGAACGTTATGTTGAGGGTTTGCGTTTGGTACTATGCGCAGCATCAAACGACAAAAAGCAGTGCGGAGGGTGGGCGAGCTTGCGAGAATCGCTCTAGCTGGTTTTTGCCCGTAACATAATGTGCGTTGTGCGAAGTAATTGCGGTATGTCATTTTTGACGGTAAAAATGACATACCACCGCGCTATCAATAATCAATCCTGGCACGTGTATTTTGATGTCAAAAAGTGCAACCGGTGATTGTTTTTTGCTATCACTTTCTATTCCTGGGACACGTTTATTGCTATCAGAAATCACTTACCGGTTTTGATTTTTGCTATCTCTTTCTCTTTGAGCTTTATCTCTTCTTCCAGTGCTTTAACCCGCCTAAACTTGCTGTCGTTCTTCATGATCTCTTTACCGTTCTCAATCATGTACAGCACGAACCCCGCTTTAGTCGCTTGGCCTGTAAGTGCCATGAGTTCGTCTAGCTGCTTCTCTTGTGCTTCTGTCACTCTAACTGTAAATGCCATTTCTTATACTCCGAAAGTTTCTGATAACCATTTAACAATGGCTTTCTTTGCGCCCTTAGAATCGGGCTCTTTATCTAATTTAACGTCAATCCATAGCTTACAGTTGTAGCTGCGGCCTGTTACCGAGACTTCTCTCGAGAACCGTTCCCAGTAAAACTCGATTCCTTCATATTCAACCCAAACACACCAAGCTCCGTTTTCTTTGTAATTCAGTTCTGACTGTTTCATATATCCGCCTTTGCTATCAATTAACGTTATCTCGATGTGTTAATGATAGCAAAACTGGAGATTAAAGCAAGCAAATGATAGCAAAAACATCGATGTTTTTGCTATTTTGCTATCAATAAATGGTTGCACCATTTTATTGATGTTCGGGTATATTATTTAGGGATTATTAAACCGTAGGTTTGATGGGAGCGTAGCGTGACGCTTGAAAGCGGGGCGCTTTTCCCCGTAGTCCTTCGTCCTGCTAGACCGCTTTTACTCTTTTAACTTACTTCCAGCGCGTTTACTGCTTAACGGTCGGAGACAAACCCGATTTTCAGGTTTTGGTGAGTTAGATAAGCCACACACTCTAATAGTGGCTTATCGTCCAAACTGTGGAATAGTTTAAACACAGCATATAGTGGGCATATGAATGCTAAGGCGCTTTAAAACACTACATGTTGTGCCTTTGCTGATTTAAATACCCTTACTTCTTTTCTTCTTTTTTTAACTCCCTATAGTCCTCCTTCTCAATGTCTCTCAGTCCTCGCATTATTAGCCAGTTTAAGACGTCTGTATCTTTTACGGGTTCGCGTGTTTCCACAACTGCTTTTACCGTCTCTTTTTCTACAAGTCGCCATGTGGCTTCGTTTATGTGCTTGGTTGGCATGATTGCTCCTTTGTTTCTAACTAAATCATAAACTAATTTCTGAGAAAGCTTGCGAATTAGATTCTTAGTAATTAGAATCACCCTAGAAACTAATTTCTTAGAAAGTTAGAAACAGGGGTTTTGATTGTACGACTTCAACGGATTGCGGATTTACTTCAAAGATGAACACTTACACACGACATTCACAAATGAGCGTGTTTTTTCCTATGTTGACATCGAAGAATGCGCTCGCCGTGGTCTTAAAATCGTTCCTCGTGATATGACTTGGCACTTGGACGGCTCGTGTGATGTGCACGATCTTTATCATCCGTGGGAGTCTTTACCGTCTAGCTTCACTGGTATAGCGTTCAAGCTGTATCAAGCAAGTGGTTTTCGCGAACAGCCATGCATCGAGTTAAAAGCATCACCAGCCAAAATCACTCAAGGGCATAACGTTTTCGGTTCTGAGTCGTTAGAGCTCGGTGTTCGCAGTGTTTTCCAAGCCCTCGTTAGTGCCTTGCCCAATTTCGCTCACATGCTTGATTTTGATACCGCTGAATTTTTCCGTATTGATTCCACGTTTAGCATCAAATTACCCAATTCTGATTGTCTGGCCTCTGCGCTTGATTCTCTTTCTCGTGTTTCTAATCGTTACCTGCGTCCTAGTCGCGATGGTGACTATGAGACAACGATCTATTTCAACAAGGTACGTGGTGAAGCAGGGCGCAACACTGGCCGTTCTAGTTCGCTGTGTATCTACTCCAAGCTTGACGAGGTTTTACACCAACTTGATGAGCTTAGAGAAAAAGCTAAGAAGGAAAAAACCAGTCGTTATGACTCGGTGATTTCTGCGTTGGAGTCCGAATCGTTGCAGTATTTCGCAACTAATCGCCTCCGCTTTGAGTCGCGCATTTGCGCACGTTTCTTTGAGCGTCACCAGTTGCCAACTCGGGTTATCGATCTACTTGAGTTTGTTCGTGGTTACGAGTCAGAGAACGGGAAGGGCTCATTTTGTCGATTTTTGTGGCAAACGGCCATGAAGGATTTGCTTGATGCTATTAGCGGTCAAGTGATCACTGTTGTTCATGATTCTAAGGTTAAAAAACTGCTCCATTCGTTGTACGACACGATAGATAAAAACGGCAAGTTGAGAACGGCTAAAACCGTCCGCTTGTTTGGTTTCTACCGTCGCTTATGTACCGAAGGCTATGCAAAGGTGAAACGCACTATGGGAACAACTGGCAAATCATCGTTTTACAACGCTGTAAACGATTTATTGGCGGCTGGCTTTTCTAAGGCTCAGCTTCAAAATTTGGATAAGAAGGAAACGCTTCCTTTAGTTCACCTCCTTGAATTTGATTTTAATGCTCAGCGTCCTGCTGATTATGTTGAACCCGTAATGCCTTTGGCCGCACTCGATTATCGCGAGTTTTTAGCTGTTATGTCTGGTTCTGCTGCAATGCAAGATGAAGCTCTGACACTCGATAGACGTTTGGCTATTTCTCTCGAGGGCTTCGGCTTACCAGCTTCTTATGTTGAAGGTCTGAAAGCGGGTAGATCTATTCGTTTAACTGGCGAACGCTCGTTATCACTTGCTCTTTGGGAGGATGGTGAATTCGATCTCGTTGAGTCGGTAGCTGAAAATGAACTTCAGTGTATTAGGGATAAGTTGGAGTTTAGGCGCTTGTCGCGTGACTCTGCTTTGAGTGTTGAAGATGCTCAATCTGAAATGGCTTATTTGGGGTTTAATCCCGCTAGTCGTTATTCGTATAAATCAAATGTTCAAGGGGTGAAGTGATGATTGAATTAGAAATTAATTTTGCACAATACGGTGTTATTGAAGATAACGGTCAAGTTTGGGCCAATGCTCAAATGGTTACTGACTTTGTTTTTGACTTGAATAAAGCGGGTTGTATGTTCGGTACTATTCCCATTTTAACTGACAACAATAATGCTGTTGCAAAACGTTTAGTTGAAGAGTTAAAGCGTGCAGGCGGGCCAATTAAAATTATTGCTGAACAAGGTAATAAGTCAGTTAAAGGTAGAATATCTTCTATTATTAAAGATTTTAAATTGGTTGATGATTTTTCTAAGTCTTCTCCTGTTAGTTCTCCTGCTTCACGAATGATTGAAAAACCAAATGCCTAAATGTATTCAGATCACAGGCGACACAATAATAGATACAGGTCAATCAATTGCTGATTGCACTGAATTTGTTGTGATGACTGGTTCTGATTACAGGCTTTATACAAACGATTCTTTTTATACGTTGTTGCAAAGTTTATTTATGTTTGATTTGGAGATTTGCACACAGGTTGTAAGTGCTGGTCTCTTAATGTTCCTCGTAAGTCATTACGCAGGTAATTTAGTCCGCTGGCTCGGTAAGTAGCCATTCAATAAAATAGGGAAATGATATGAAACTGTTTAAAGCTGCTCGTAAATATGGTTCTAAAGTTGCTGTTGCTGGCTCTGCATTAGTTGCTGCTGGTGCTCAAGCTGCCGACCAATCTGCAATTATTAACGCTGCTCAAGCTGATGCAACTGCAAACCAAGGCTTAGTAATCGGTGCAGTATTGGCCGTTGCTGTTATGGGCTTTGGTGCTTATGCGTTGTTAAAGTGGTTAGGCCGTTAATTTGGTCACATCAATATTACTAGGAACAATATTTTTATATTGCATTGTTACTGGTTTTAAAACTGGCATTATTGCAAGTTGATAACGCCAATTTAAATAAGGGAGCAATTCGCTCCCTTTTTTTATGGTGACAATATGAGATTCTTATATTTAATTTTTCTCTTTCTTTTTTCGCTTAATGTTAATTCTGCCTCAATTACTCATATAACTTATGACTATAACCTTCATGGTGGCCCACCTATTGGAACCGAGTTCGTTTCTTGTGCTCAGCTTGCTTCTATGTTTAAAGGTTCTGATGGTTATAAACCCACTGGTTCCTGTAGCTTTTCAGCAACTAGGAACAGTGCTTCGATAGGTTTCCTTGATAAACGCCCGGGTAATTTTTTTTCTATTGAAGTTTCTTTTAATCTAGGTACTACGTGCGCAATGTTTGGTACTCCTCGTTCAATGTTTTGCGGTTTAGAATGTAACAGCCAAGGCACTTGTTCTGAAATTGCTATTTCAAAGTGTACTGGTAATTCTTATTTGCAAAGTTTCACTTATAAAGATGCTGCAAACTGGACTTTTGTTTGTGGTGAATACGATCCCGTTAATCCTCCTGATGGTGGTGATGCTGGTTCTGGTTCTGGTGTTGAAAATAATTTTTCATTCAAAGGTGACAAGGGTAACAAAGGTGATAAGGGTGATAGGGGTGAAAAAGGAGAGCAAGGCGAACAAGGCGAAAAAGGTGAAAAGGGTGAAAAGGGTGAAATAGGTGAAACAGGTGAAAACGGTGTTGATGGTGTTAATGGCCTTGATGGTTTAAATGGTAAAGATGGTCTCAATGGTTCAACTGGAGCAACTGGAGCAACTGGAGCTACTGGAGCTACTGGAGCTACTGGAGCAACTGGCCTTCAGGGTGAACGTGGTTTACAGGGTGAGCGTGGTCAAATCGGTTTAACTGGCGAACGGGGTTTAACGGGTGAACGTGGTGAAATAGGTCTTACTGGCTTACAAGGTCTTGCTGGCCTAGATGGTCAGGATGGTGTTGATGGTGTTGGCTGTGAGGTATTTCGTCAAGGTGAGGCTAGTGTTTTGCGTTGTGGTGCAGGTTCTCAGCTCACCTCTATTGATGTTTTAGATTCTCGTTACTTAGATGTTATCAATTTACAAGAAACTCAAATTAAGCAAATGAAAAACTCGGGTTGTACCGTTGCCGCTGTTAACGAGTCAACGGGTGATATTTCCTTTGCTTGTCTCGGTGACACTGTTCTACCTCCTGTAAATTTAAAAGGTAAGCAGGGCGAACAAGGTGTCGCTGGTATCAATGGTTTAGATGGTAAGGATGGCAATGATGGCAAGGATGGTATTGACGGTATTAACGGTGTTGATGGTGTTGATGGTGTTGATGGCTTGGCTGGCATTAACGGCATTGATGGCAAGGATGGGATAGATGGTATTGATGGTATCAATGGCATTGATGGCAAAGATGGCAAAGATGGCAAAGATGGTGCTCAAGGTATTCAAGGTATTCAGGGTTTACAAGGCATAGCTGGCATTGCTGGCCTCGATGGTAAAGATGGTGAGAATGTTGATACTGCTGCTGTTGTAAACGCTATTAAAGAAGCCTCTGACCGTTTAAATGATAATTTAGACTCTAAGATTGATTTAAGTCCTGTCAATGTTTCTTCGGAAGGTTCTTTTGATCAAGTTTTTGGTGAAAATTCTTTAGGTGTTTTAAAAACTGAATTAATTGAAAGAACAGAAGAGTTAAATTCTTTATTTAAAGATAAAAAAGCTGAGTTAATAGCTTCTTTTTCAATTAATGATGTTAATGCTAATTTTGCTGACTCTGGTTTTGTTTTACATGTTCAAGGTATGAATATTCCTGTCCCTTCATTCCTTAAAACTTGGTCGCCATACTTTCCAGATTTAAGAAACTTAGTTTATTTAGTCGCTCTTTTAGCTGCGTTTGCTATTTACTTTGGAGGTACAAGGAAATGATTAAGCTAATATTTATTTCAGTATTGTTTTTAGCTTTCCCAGTTTTTGCCGTTTCTGATGGCTCAGGTTCTGGCTCTTGGAGTTTTGGCGGTTTTTTTAGTGAAGTTGAAGCATTTTTTCAAATGATTCACCATTTCATTTTTGAACAAATTCCTCTCATGTTTCAAAGGGCAGTGGAATATTTTTATTATTACGCAATTCTTATTAAAATTAAGTCTCTTATATTTTTCATGAAAGTGAGCTTTGGTGTTGCTGCTCTGTTCTTGTCTGACATAGGTCTTGCTTCCGCTATGAACTCGGCTGTTAACGCTTTACCCCAAGACATGCAAGCCCTTGTTTCTCAGCTCGGTTTGATACGTGCAATAAACATTGTTATCGAGGCTTATATAGCTCGATACGTCTTACAATATATGCTTTAGGGGGTTATGTGGCTTCTTCTATTTATCATGGCAAACCCGGCTCTTATAAGACCTCAACGGCGGTGTGGTTTCACATACTGCCAGCTTTGAGGAAAGGCCGCTTTGTTTGTACAAATGTCGAAGGTCTTTTTTCTCTCGAAGAAATAGAAAAGATTTTAGGTGAGAAATTCCCTGAAACAGCTTATTTATTTAGGGTTTCAACGCTCAATGATATTGGTGTTAATACAATGGCAAAATGGTTTCATTGGCTACCATTGGGCGCTTTTATTGTTATTGATGAAATTCAAAATTTATATAATTCTAAAGATAGAACTGATTTTAAAGTCCATGATACAAATCGCTCTGTTAATACTTTAGATAGGATTCTTGACTTTCCTAGCTTGCCTGAGAACGTCAAATATTTATCTCAACAAGCTTTAATTTCTGTTATTGATGATGGTTATACCGATGATATGGGTATTTCTGAACGTGATTCTAATGGTCATGTTCTTTATCCAGTTAATATTAAAGATGCGCTTATGAGACATCGTAAATACAATTGGGACATTATTGGTTGTACTCCTGAAATTGCTCATGTTCATACTCTTTATAGGGGTGTTTCTGAAAAAGCGGTGTCACATCGCAGTTTTGATTTTGTGCCTATTCCTTGGTTTCAGCGTCGCCCTAGAACGCATGAACATAACCCAATGGAAAAAGGTATTCGCCCTGTTAAGGGTGAAACTGTTAAGCGTCCTAAGATTCCTGTAAAGGTTTTCTCTTTATATAAATCAACACAAACTGGTAAAAATAATCGGAGTGGCGTTAATGAAAACCCATTTAAAAATCGTGCTACGCTTTTTAAAATCTTTATTCCTTTATCCATTGTTCTTGGTTTCCTATCTTTGCCATTATTCTATGGTTCTGATCCAAAGGGTGCCGATTCTAAACAGGTTGGTTCAACGTCTCCAGCGGCTAATGGCCTTGTTTCTAAAGCGCATAACACGATTGCTGGGCAGGGTGTTCCTGTTTCTTCTGGTGATACTCATAATCCGATTTTCAATGATGCACCTGATTTCCTTGCTCAGTTGAAAGTTGAACAGCTTTTTATTGTTGGCCATGTTCAAAAAAGTAAGTTCTTAGGCATTGTTAAGACGCAGAACGGCGCAGAGTCTCGCCAAACGATTACTGATTACTTTGTTTTCTCGGCATCTTCTAAGGATGCTCAATACACTTTTAACAGTGAAGATTTAAAAGAGATGGGTTACACGATTAAGAAGATCACAAATTGCTATGTTCAAATAAACAATGTTGTTCGAACCGTTCACAGCTTTTGCAATCCATCGTTGCCAGCTTCTGAACCTGATTCAAAGAACGAATCAATTTTAGCTGGTATCTAGCCTGCACGCGCGAAGCCGAAGGCTGAGGCGCGCGCGTGTGCAGGCTGATACATTGCTTAATTACTTAAAGGATTATTATGCAACCCATTTCTATAGTTGAATTTTTAATTTATTTATTGCTCGGAATAGTTTTAGGCATGCTTGTAACTGATTTTTTTTGGCTTGAGGTACTTAAGCATTTAGACGAAATCACTGTTTGCCCATAGCTGCGCACAATGTATATTATGTTAAATATGCTTAATGTTTATTATATTTCACCCGTGTGTGTGTTCGTGGCCACTCAGAATGAGATTTCGCGGCAGACTGAGAATTCCTCTTATACTTATATCTAGAATGTAACCTAACCTATTGATACTTATGCACCATTCAATCAGAAGTCTTCTATCGTAGATGCAACTTAGGAGCTTTTATGTGTAGAAATCTCAACTCATGTGATATGGATACCGTTTTACTAAATCTCCATACCCTTAAATAACATGGTTATTATGTAGTGCCTGAGATTCTCAATCTGTGTGGCCATAAACAATGAGCCATGGCTTAGGGCTTAGTTACTCTATGCCTTTTAAATGATCGATTGGTTTATTGAATGCACTTTCATGGCGTTCGATTTGGCTTGTGTGCAAATACTGCGATGTGGTGTCGATACTTTCATGTCCAGCGTCGGCTTGTACATGAGATAACGGTCTGCGGTTGATATTGATATCGTGCGTGATGCCTGTGTGGCGAATATTATGGGCCGTGAGTTTACGCATCTGCGCACCGTCTTGTGCAAAGCCATCTGCCTCGATACTTTCTGCTGCTAGGTTGATAATACTTTGAATTTCATCACGAACATGACGAATGCCAAGATTAGCATTGAGGATACCGGCATCTCGACCGCGGCCAGCGGCTTTGTGCCGTACAAACAAAGGATGGTTCTCGTTTGGCGCTGGATAATCCGCTAATCCTAAAAACTGACGATATTTAACTAAAGCATCGAGTAAAGCTTTGGAAATTGCCACGCTGCGCCTTTTACCGCCTTTACTCAATGGAATATGAAAACTCCAAATACCCGTTTGTTGATTGTGCTTAAACTGATCCATCACCGGTGAATAACCTGCACGTGCAGACACATCTGAGATGCGTAAATAGCAGCAATAAATCAATGAAATCAGAAATAAACTTCTTTGATGTAATTCTGGGGCTGCTTCAGCCAGCCCGGCTACAGTTGCCATAATGTATGACCACTGCAATTCAGTGAATGCGAGGCTGTTTTCATCTTCATGACTCTGGCGCTGATATTGCCGATTGGCCGCGAACCGACTGTGATTCAGCCAGATCTGCGCAGGATTACGCTCACAATATTCTTCGCTTGTCAGGTACGAGTAAAACGAAGACAAAATGGCCATTTTTGTTTTTAACGCATTGTCGCTTAACGCATAAGGCTGGATTTGTCCGAGTCGTTTTTTACCGACAAATGGCCGCCATTGCGGGTTTGGAACCCGTTCTTCATGCATTTTATCAAACTTGAACTGCGGCACATTAAAATAGCCAATCAGTGCTATGGGCGGCGCTTGGCAGTAATCAACGTAATGGCTCATGTCTTTGCGTGTGACTTCAATGGGCGACATTGAAACCACATCAAAACACCAATGCAGAAACGTAGTGAGCTCGCTGCGATAGGCTTTATAGTTGTTTTCGTTGTGCTTTTGTTCAAACAACCAATCACTGGCGTGTTCGATCACTAAGCCCGCATCAGCCACCTTTTTCATGCTGATTTGGGTGATATATTGGTTAACAACACTATTGCCAACTTGTATGAATTCAAATGAGTCAAATAGCGGGATTACTGGAGGAAGTTGCAT